AAATATATTTATTTAATAGACAAGTCTTGCACTATAACCGTACCAATAATTCCTTTTAGCAAAATAGACGAACTTGGAGCTGGTATGTATAAGGGTCAAAAAATAACCCTCCAAGAGAGGAGGGCTACTTTGAGCGAGGAGGTCGATTCGAACGCCACTTCTTAATTGGAGTATTAAGCGTGCAACCATTACACTTTCCTCGCAGTTGAAACAAATATAAAACAAAGATATGATATGGACAAAACTGAACAGCATAAAAAGGCAATGCTCGATGCATTGGAAAAATCCCTCGGAGTTGTAACCTCGGCTTGCAAGACGGTAGGCATTGGGAGAACTACGCATTACCTTTGGATGGATAGCGACCCCGAATACAAAGCAGCAGTCGATTCACTATCAGACGTTGCCCTTGACTTTGCTGAAAGCCAGTTGCATAAACAAATAAAGGACGGTAATTCAACCGCTACTATTTTCTTTCTTAAAACCAAAGGTAAGAAGCGTGGTTATGTAGAACGGCAGGAGTTAGACGTATCTACGGGCAAGATGTTCCAAATAGAAGTTCTTGGCAACGATACAGACCAATAAGGTATTTAACCACCTAATCAAAAGCGATAAGCGTATTATCGTTGAGCAAGGCGGTACACGGAGCGGGAAAACTTACAATATCCTGCTCTGGCTTATTTTTTATTACACCGAACGCAACACAGCCAAGACCATAACCATTTGCCGTAAGTCGTTCCCGTCCCTGCGGGCTTCGGTTATGCGGGACTTCTTTGATATTTTGCGTGAACACGATTTATACCGGGAGGACTTCCATAACAAGTCCAGCCACGAGTACCACCTTAACGGTAACCTTGTTGAGTTTATATCGTTAGACCAACCTCAAAAGATACGGGGCCGCAAACGGAACCTACTTTACATTAACGAGGCAAACGAATTGTTTTACGAGGATTGGCAGCAGCTTATCTTTCGTACCGATGGGCGTATTATTCTTGACTACAACCCTTCCGAATCTTTCCATTGGATTTATGATAGGGTAATACCCCGTGAGGATTGCGACTTTTACCAAACCACCTACCGGGATAACCCGTTCCTTGACGAGAAGATTAAGCAAGAAATTGAACGGCTACAATACACCGACGAAGACTATTGGCGTATCTACGGCCTTGGGGAGCGTGGTATGTCACGAGCGACTGTATTCCAATTTGGAACGGCTGAAATCCCACAAGAAGCAAAACTACTTTCCTATGGCCTTGACTTTGGTTTTACAAACGACCCGTCTGCAATCGTGGCAATCTACCAGCACGGGGATAACCTTTACTTGGACGAATTGCTATACCGTACCGGGATGACCAACCGAGACCTGCACCACCATTTGCAATCGTTAGGGCTTGACCGGAGGGACGAAATCTTTGCGGATAGCGCAGAACCGAAATCAATTGAAGAGCTGCACCGATTCGGCTGGAACATTAAGCCAACAGCCAAAGGCCAAGATTCGATTAACGCAGGTATTGATATTCTCAAACGGCATAAGATATTTGCAACAGCACGGAGCAACAATCTAATTAAAGAATTGCAGAACTACAAATGGACGGAGGATAAGAACGGCAACCTGCTTAATAAGCCAATAGACGTAATGAATCACGCCCTCGATGCTGCACGTTATGCCGTGTTTAATAAACTTTCTAAACCAAACTACGGTAGGTATTCTATCCGTTGAGTTATTTATCTATGGAACTTAAATTAGTAGTACCAACTTCGCTTGATGAAATCACGCTTGAACAATACCAGCGATTCGCTCGTATTGAGGGCGAGGGTGAGTTCAAACAAATGAAGATGCTTGAAATCTTCTGCGGGGTTCCATTTTCAGAGCTGCCGAATGTCCGTTTGGTAGATGCTGTAAGCGTATTGGAACGCCTGACTAAGACCCTATCCGAGAAGCCCGGATTAACTAAATTCTTTGAACTCAACGAAGTTAAATACGGATTCATTCCAGCACTCAACGAAATTTCCCTCGGTGAGTTTGTCGACCTTGATTCTTACTTATCCGATTGGGCAACTATGCACCGTGCAATGGCTGTACTATATCGTCCGGTTGTAAAGGAGAAAGGTGAGCGTTACGATATTGAGAAATACGAAGCAACAGACGAGCGAGACGAAATAATGAAGCAGATGCCCGCTTCGGTAGTGCTTGGGGCGCTGGTTTTTTTTTATCGTTTAGGGAACGTATTGGCAGCGCATACCCTGCGCTCTTTGGAGAAAGAACTGAAAACCCATACACCAGAGAAGCCCAATTCGGACAGCGATGGGGATGGTATCAATCAATCTATGCGCTTGCTCAAGGAGATGTCCTCAAATTTGGAGACGTTACTCAACTTCCAATAAACCAAGCGTTGACATACTTAACATTCGAGAAAGAGAAAAACGATATTGAAATTTCAATGATAAAAAAATGAGAAGCTTTTACCTTGCCACCGAAAAGATAAACGAATACCTATCCTCGCACCCTTTGGTGAAGGTTGTAACCTTTGGGGATATATTCGACGTTGACCTTAACAAGCAGACCATATTCCCGTTGGCGCATATTATGGTTAACCAAGCAACATTCGCAGACCACGTAATACGATTCAACGTATCGGTGTTATGTATGGATATTGTGGATGAGACCAAGCAGGATATTAGAGACCAGAACGAGCCGTTCTTTGGCGTAGATAACCAACAAGATATTTTGAATACCACCTTGGCAATTCTAAACGGATTGCAATCACAGTTACGCCGTGGTACGTTGTACACGGAGAAGTACGAAATCGAAGGTGATATTATTTGTGAGCCGTTTACGGAGCGCTTTGAAAGTTTGCTTACCGGGTGGAACCTGACCTTTGACTTGATTGTGCCTAATACGGAAATATCTATCTGCTGATGTCCCGCCAACAACTCGTACAAGCCGCATTAACGAAGTTTGCAAAGCGTGTAATTCAACAAGCAAGGCAGAACCTCACCAAGAAGAAAAAGAACAGCACAAAGGAGCTGTACAATTCTCTTGACTACGACTTGGCGGTTGGCCCTAACTCGTTCTCCCTTACGTTCTCAATGGAACCGTACGGGGAGTTTCAAGACAAAGGTGTAAGCGGTGTGAAAAGAAAGTTCAACACGCCATACAAATACACCAATAAGATGCCACCACCCAAGGCGTTTGCAAACTGGGTAGTGCGTAAAGGGTTAGAAGGTGTCCGGGATAAGAACGGAAGATTTATCCCACGCAAGAGCTTGCAATGGGCAATAGCAAAGTCGGTGTACAACAATGGTATTAAACCGAGTTACTTTTTTAGCGCACCATTCAAAGTCAACTTTAAGAAACTTCCACAAGAAATAGTCCAGGCGTTTGAGCTTACGCCCGATGACTTCCAAGCATTCACACGTAAATAATGGGACTACCAATAGCCAGCTTTCCGACCTCGTTGCAATTTACAAGGTCTCCGATATTTATCACCTTAACCAAAGGCACAGCCGTTAACGACGGCCTTGTTGACGCTACGCTTACCCTGCGTATTTTCCAAGGTAGCAGCGCAAGCAGCCCAACGGCGGATTACACGTTAACCAAAAGCTCTATTAACGACGAACCTATTGTATTTGAAATCAGCGAGTTAATACGTGAGAAGATTACCACCGTATTAAAGAACGACCCTATTAGCGATTGGGAGAATGCAACAACTGAAGACGTATGGTGTAAGTTTTCTTTATCGTCTAACTACGTGAATGCGGGAACCCCAGGTAGCGGCTTAATTCAAAACAATCAATCGTTCCTATGTACTGACGGCTGGTTGCCGTTTACTACGCAATCAGGGGGTATCGTTGCGGGTGCTGGCTTAATCACCAACCGCACCATTCAAGTAATGGAAGGATACGAGCAGTCCTTGCCCGCTTTGTACGATGCAAACACCGACCTTAACGGCGTGCTGTACAACGTAAACGGAACCGACTATTTTTACGTGCTATCCGACGAGCTGGGATTCTCAAACACAAGCACCCAGTCAACGCAAAAGATTATCTATATTCCCGCTGGCCCTAATAGCGTGGATTCTTTCTTGGGTGTTGAACCTATTGAGGATTACACTATTTCATTGATTAGTGATAGCGCAGCAGTCAACTACAAAGCACGGGTAGAAGCCGACGGCGGTACGTGCGAGGGGTTTGCTTGCCTACGTGCAGCACTTGCGGAACTGGGATACGAGGAAAACGCTACCGATTACAATTACGAATTGGTATGCGAACCTAAATACACCCCGGTACGTGTTACCTTCATTAACCGGTACGGAGTTAGCGACTACCTAACTTGCTTTAAGGTTTCCACCCGAAGCGGTGGGTTCACACGGGAAAGTTATATGCCGCAGTTGCCTACTTCCTACGACGTAACGCAGCAGTTGCAGTACCGTAACTTTGATGTCAACAGCCGAGAGACCATTACGGTTAATACCGGGTGGGTAGACGAGAATTACGACGATGTTATCCGTGAGTTGCTTATGAGCGAGAAGGTATCGCTTCTTTACGATGGGCAGGAGTTTACGGCCAACCCAACCGCCGGAGGTGTTGAATACTTTAAGCAGATTAACGCCAAAATGATTAGTTACAACTTGACGTTTGAGATTGCCTGGAACATTAGGAACAACATTCGATGAAAAATAAGGTAACGATATTTGTAGGAGACCAAGAGCTTGATATGTTCGGGGATGAGGATATTGTAATTAACCTATCCGTTCAAAACATTCAAGATATAAGCAAGGTCTTTACCGACTTCACCCAGGGTTTCAGCGTTCCTGCTTCGCCACGTAACAACGCAATCTTTGAGCATTACTACCGCACGGATATTGTTGGTGGCGCTGACTACCGATTGCGTGCCGAAGGGTATATCGAAATTAACGGCCTGGTATTCCGTTACGGGTCTATTGAACTGGAAGGTGTACAGATGCGCCAAAACGCTCCCTACGCTTACGATATTACGTTCTACGGACTTCTGGTAAACCTTACGGACTTATTCGGTGAGGACTATTTATATGACCTTGATGGCTTGTCGGCTTACAATTTAGATTACACCCCCAACAATGTTTACACTGGGTTGGTATCGCTTGGGTTAAACTCTATTGTATTCCCGCTAATTACAGCAAAGGACGTTTGGTTCTATGAAAGCAATAATACGCAAAACGACCCGAACAATATATACTACCATAATCAAAACCAAACCCACGGAGTTCAATACTACGACTTAAAACCCGCTATTGAAATTAATAAAGTAGTCGCAGCAATAGAAGATAAATATGGAATCACTATTAATGTAAGCGGCATTCGCGACTACAACAAGTTGCATATATGGTGTCACCGCCACGCTGGCTATATGTACAAGGATATTCCAAACGCAATGCCTTGGACAAAAATCCTTGCCCCGACCCCTCTTGTGCCAATTACGCCTGATTGGTGGGATTACACAGCCAGCACGTTCTCCAATTTAGTACCTGGGGCATTTGTAGCTACACTTTATGATTTCTACATATCCATAAATGTAGGAGCTTATACGGGTGATTACAATGTAGGTATATTCGTTAATGACATTTTAATAGCGCAAAAAACATTAAACGGAACAACCACCACAACTTTTGAGGATATTGTAATGTATAGGAACAATGAGGCTTACTATGCTATACAACCTTCTACAAATGAATCGGTTACATTTGCTGGGGCTATTGATATACAAGATGCAGCAACCTCGGTTGTTAGGGCCAGTGCATATAACACCTCGACGCAAAACATATCCGGCACTATCGACATACCTTCTTTGATGCCAGAGCAGAAGATAACCGACTTCTTGGCTTCGCTTTGCAAAATGTTCAACTTGGTAATCATTCCGACAAGCAGCACAGAGTTTGACCTTTTGCCTCTTGACGATTGGTATGCCTTTGGCTCGGATGTTGACTTGTCTCAATACTTCGATATAACAGAAAGTCAAGTAGAACGTCCGCAACTTTACAAGCAGATTCAATTCCAATACAACGAGACGGGCGCAATTACCGGGGAGCAGTACCGATTAACTAACGATATTGGGTACGGTGATTTACGCTCGGAGTTTGTGTTTGATACGGACGAGGAGTTGGTTGTGCAACCGCAATTCGACCAGATGCTATTTACCCGGTTAACCGACCAAGACGGTGGAGCGTTAACAAAATTGCTGGCAGGATATGCGGTAACTCGTGAGCTGGAAACCTATTTAGGCCAGCCGTTTATATTTTATGTTAGCACGCCAATAACGATTAACCCTGCGGTGTTGTCGTTTATCGACCCTACTCAAACAATTATTAGCGGGCATAAGTCGGTGTCAGTTACGCAAGTGGTTTACGCCAACGCATCAAATCAGGAGTTTAATGCTGCTTCTACCTACTCCTTGAACTACGGGGCAGACCTTGACCCGTATATGTTACAATCAGTAAATAATTCACTATACAATGTATATTGGCAAGACTATATTACGGACTTGTACGACCCTTCCCGTAGATTGGTGCGTATTCCTGCTATATTGCCTTTGGGCAAGATTCTAAACTTCGACCTAAAAAACAAGTTACTTTGGAACGGGCAGAAGTGGGTAGTCAACAACGTGCAGATTAACCTTACAACGGGCAAGGCAGAATTCGAGTTATTAAACAATGTATGAGGGAATCTTATTTGAGTTATTTGATTGAGGTGTTAGATAGCCAACCATACGTTGGCGTTAGTCACGAAATCGAAATTGCAAAAGGAACGTATAAGTTTACGGAAGATAAAATCCAAGAAGGAATAAAGGAATGGCGATTGTCGAAACTATAAGGATACAAGGGGACGGAACGAACCTTGAAAGCACTATTGAGAACCTTAATAACAATGTTGTTGAGCTTAACAATAGCGTAAAAAAGTTTGGTAACGAAAGTAAAAAAGCATTCGAGAAAACAGAAAAGGGTGTAGAGGGAGTTCAGAAAGAAACGGAGAAAGCAAGTAATTCTTTCAAGGAGCTGGCCAATAGTGCTAAGAGCTTTGCGCTTGTATCAATTGCCATCGACGCCGCCAAGGAATCGTTTATGGCCAACCAAGGTGTTGTAGACGTTTTCAATACAGCACTTGGAGCAGTTCAGTTGACCGTATCCCGTATATTTGATTCCCTTACAAAGGGTACCGCCTTAAATCTTGGTAGTGTTATTTCCGATTCAAAGGAGATTGTAGAATTAGAGAAGCAGGGTGCATTAGCCGCCGCCCGGCGTACCGAGGTTCAATTATCATATCAGTTACTTGCCGAAGAAGCCCGACAAATGCGGGACGATGAATATAGAAGTATCGAATCCAGGGTTGAGGCAAATACACTTTTGAATGAGATTCTAACCGAGCAGCTGGAGAAAGAAAAGGGACTTGTTGACCAGATTGTTGCCGGTGCAGCAGCGCAATACGAGAAGATACCAAGCATTGAAAATGAGATTGCCTTAATTCAAGCAAGAACCGAGTTAACCGATATTGAAGAAAGAGTTGCGGGCCAGCGTTCCGAGTTCTTAATGAATCAAATGGCTCTTAACCGGGAAATGATTACCTACAACGAATTAATTCAAAAGAACGGAGAGGTTATTCAAGGTGAGTATGTAACCATATCAAGCATCGAGGAGAACCGCCGCAAAGCACTTGAGATTGAATACAATCAACAAGTTAAGATTCTTGATACAGAGCTGGCAATCGCAAAGCAACGTCTGCAAAACGCAGCAGAGGGAACAGTAGCACAACAAGAGGCTTACGATGCTTATTTGCAACTGCTTGACGATAAGAATGCAGCAGAGGTTCAGTACGCACGAGATAGTAAAACACTTGACCAGGAGGTGTCTGCTGCAAAATTTCAAATGGCAAAAGACGGACTTGCCGCAATAAGTGCATTATCAGCAGCGTTTGCAGGAGACGATGAAGCGTCTAAGAAACGCCAGTTTGAGTTCCAAAAGAAATTATCCCTTGCAACTGCGGTTATTTCTGGTATTGAAGCGGTACAGAATGCATATACGACCGCACAAAAGTCTCCATATACTGCTGCCTTCCCCGGCTACCCGTATGTACAAGCAGGACTTGCTGCGGCGTTTAGCTTGGCGCAAGTTGCGTCAATTTCAAGAACACAATTTGAGTCCCCAGATACAAACATTAGTTCAAGTGGCGGCGGTGGCACGGGCGCACCTGCACAATCGCAGATGTCCCCACAATTTAATATCGTTGGGCGTTCTGGAATCAATCAATTAGCGGATTCAGTAAACGCAAGAAACCAACAACCCATTCAAGCATACGTGGTAGCAGGCCAAGTTACAAACGCACAACAGTTGGCAAGACGCAGAGCAAGAACAGCAACATTCGGATAATGAAAAAAGTAATTGAACTTGTCCTCGAAGAAACCGAAGGACTAAACGGCATTAATGCAATTTCTATCGTTGAACACCCAGCGATTGAGGAGAACTTTATTACCCTTGCAAAAGAGTATGAGGTAGAGTTCAAAGCGCAGGACGAGGAGAAACGTATCCTTATGGGCGCAGCCCTTATTCCAAACAAAACAATCTACCGCAACCAAGGCGGTGAGGAGTTTTACGTGTACTTTTCTAAAGATACGGTACGTCGTGCGTCGGAGTTATTTTTGATGCGTGGGTACCAAGGCAATACCACGTTAGAACACGCCGCAGAATTAAGCGGTTTGTCGGTGGTAGAATCTTGGATTGTAGAAGACCCCCAAAAGGACAAGACGGCTATCTACGGAATGGAATTACCAGAGGGTACGTGGATGGTTTCAATGAAAGTCAACAACGACGATATTTGGAATAACTACGTTAAGACCGGACGGGTTAAGGGCTTTTCTATTGAGGGCTATTTTGTTGACAAGATGCAAATGGAATCCCACCTGGAACGAATCGAGGAGGAGGAAGCAGAGTTTATGCTTTCTAACATTATTGCCAAGATTAAAAAGGATGGCCGCTTAAAGAGCAAGAAGCGAATCGAAATGGAATCGTACACCGACTATCCGGAAGCGGTACGCAACAATGCTAAGAAAGGAATCGAGCTAAACGAGAAGGGCGGCAACAAATGCGCCACGGCAGTAGGCAAGATTCGAGCGCAACAGCTCGCCGACGGACGTCCTATCAGCGTAGAGACCATTACCCGTATGTATTCGTACCTATCAAGAGCCGAAGCATACTACGACGAAACAGATATGCAGGCGTGCGGTACTATATCCTTCCTGCTATGGGGCGGACTTGCCGCAAAGCGTTGGGCAGAATCTAAATTAAAAGAATTAGGTAAATTATGAAAAAGACCCCAAGCCGTTCTTCCCCAAAAGGGGGCAAGCGTGGATGCCTTTGTAAGGATAACACCTATTCTGCCAAGTGCTGCGACGGAAGTTTGCAAGCGCAGGGCGTAGGCGTTACCGTGAAGGTGCCAGTATAAAAATGTAACAAAATCAATTAAAGAGTAATTTGAATTATGAAAGCAACAGAAATTTTCCAGAAATTCTTTGCCGAGCTGTCCGCAGTTGAGACCTCCGGTGTTGAGTTGGCGCAAGCCAAGCTCGATAACGGCACCGTCTTGGAAGCTGAATCATTTGAGGCAGGCCAACCCATTTTCATCGTATCAGAGGAAGACCGTATCGCAGTCCCAGTCGGTGAATATCAAATGGAAGATGGCCGCATCTTGGTTGTAGTTGAAGAAGGTGTTATCGGTGAAATCAAAGAAGCAGCAGCCGAAGCAGAAGAAGAAGCCCCGGAAGTAGAGGTCGAAGTTGAAGCAGCTGCCGAACCTACTATGGAGGACAAAATCAAGGAGGTAGTAATGCCTATCCTTGAGGAGATGCGTGCAGAAATGTCCGCAATGAAGGAGGAAATGGGAGCGTACAAAAAGAAGCAGGAAATGTCAAGCGATATGCCTGCCGCTATGCCCATCCGCCACAACCCAGAAGCTGCCCCCGCTCCGGCACGAGTTAACCTCGCCCAGAACGCCCCGGAGTCTGCTATCGACCGAGTTCTCGCACGTCTTAACAAATAAAATCAATTCTAAAAAATGGCTACTACTACTTCAATTACCACAACGTATGCTGGCGAGTTTGCCGGTAAATACGTTGCCGCAGCTCTTTTGAGCGCACCTACCTTGGACAAAGGCCTTATCGAGGTTCTGCCCAACGTGTACTACAAATCAGTTATCCAAAAGGTTGGTACTGACGATATTTTGAAGAACGCAACTTGCGACTTTGACCCAACGTCTACCGTTACCTTGACCGAGCGTGTTTTGACCACCGAGGAATTTCAGGTTAACTTGCAAATGTGCAAAAAAGACTTTGAGCAAACCTGGCAGGCCGTAGAGATGGGTTACTCTGCATTCAAGAATGTACCCGCCTCTTTTACTGACTTTATCGTTGCTTACGCAGCTGAGAAAGTTGCTGCTCGTATCGAGCAAAACATCTGGGCAGGCGTTAACGCTTCTGCTGGCCAGTTTGACGGTTTCCAAACTTTGTTCGCCGCTGATGGTGATGTTATCGACGTAACTGCTACGACTGTTACCGCTGCTAACGTAATCGCTGAATTGGGTAAGGTTGTAGACGCTATCCCTTCTACTTTGTACGGTAAGCAGGACTTGACTATCTACGTTCCTCAGAACGTCGCTAAGGCCTATGTACGTGCCTTGGGTGGCTTCGCTGCCGCTGGAGTAGGTGCTAACGGTGTTGACAACAAAGGTACTATGTGGTACGGTTCACAAGACTTGTACTTTGATGGTATCAAAGTTGCTCTTGCCGAAGGTTTGTCTTCTAACAAAATGGTTGCTGCACAGAAGTCAAACTTGTTCTTTGGAACTGGCTTGTTGAGCGACAAGAACGAGGTTCGCCTGATTGATATGGCGGATATCGACGGAAGCCAAAACTTCCGCTTGATTATGCGTATGTCCGCTGGTATCCAGTACGGAATCGGTAGCGACATCGTTTACTACGGAGCTTAATCTTTCTTAAAAATCCTGATAGGGGTGGTGGTGTAATGACGCCCCACCCCTTTCTTTTTTAACTTACTAAATACAAATAAAATGGCTTGTGCATTATCCCTTGGCCGCATTGAACCCTGCAAGGACGTTGTAGGTGGTTTGAATGCGGTTTACTTTTTGAACTACGCAAACTTGACGGTTACTTACGATGCAACCAACACGGATGCTATTGACGTTCTGGGAAGCGGATTGACCGCTTACAAATACGACTTGAAAGGAACCTCCTCTTTTGAGCAGGCCGTAACCTCAAGCCGTGATAACGGAACCACGTTCTTCGACCAAACCTTGAACTTGACCTTGCACAAATTGAGCAAGCAATCTAACAAGGAAATCAAATTGATGGCCTACGGACGTCCGATTGTAATCGTTGAAGACCGCAACAGTAACTTTTTTGTAGCTGGCCTGGAACACGGTTGCGAAGTAACCGGAGGAACGATTGTAACGGGTGCCGCTATGGGCGATATGAGTGGTTACACTTTGACGCTTAACGGACAAGAGGCGGTTCCTGCTAACTTCTTGGACGGCACTTTGGCTGCTGCTGGAATTTCTACTATCGTTGTAGGTACAGATTTTTAATATATCTTTGACAAATGGAAAATGCGTTGAAGATTATGAACGAGATGAACTCTCGTAAGGTAGAATTAGCAGCAATCAAACCGGCACAAGCGTTGGTTTCATTGAAGAAGATTGATGACGAACTTCGCTCTATGGAGAGCACCATCAATTCAGCACAGCAGAAGTTTTTGCAGGCGGTAAAATCAGCAGAAGCAAGAGTAGATGCAATCGATAGTGATTTGTCTTTTACTATTGCAGACGCAAAGCAATTAGGCATTACTGACTATAACCAAATCCCAGATATGGGCGATTCCATTAAATTGATTCAGCGTTTGAGTCAAGTTATTAATGGTATGCGTAAAATGTACGGAGGCCAGTAAAATAAATAATTAAATTTCAGAAAGGCCACCTTCGGGTGGCTTTTTTGTTTGTAAGAAAAACAAAACGTCCGACTTGAGTTAATTAGAGGATGAACATTTTAACTACAAGCGCAACAGCGCAGAATTTACAAATTATCCCTCGCTCGTTTCCTGCTTCTGTATCGGCACGGTTAACGAATGAATCTACCAATACCACCCAGACGCAAACAATCGCACCTACAAGCGCAAACGGGTATATGACCTTGAATGCTGCTTGGACTTTGAAGGCGGCAAACTTTTACCTATTAGAGGTGTTTAGTGGCGTAAATTTGATATACAGAGGCCGGGTATTCTGCACCGACCAAACCAATTTCGAGAAGTTCACCGTGAATGCCGGGGTGTACGACCAAGAAACCGCAGGAGATAATACGTTCGTAATTATATGAGCAACATACGATTTATGGCCTTAAACTCCTACGTTAAGCCGCAGGTAAAGGAGGTTAGTGGAAAGCAATGGATTGAGTACGGAAACGATAACAATTATTTCCAGTACCTGATTGACCGCTACAACGGAAGCCCTACCAATAACGCAATCATTAACGGTGTTATTGATATGATTTTTGGCAAGGGACTGGCTGCAACAGACGCATCCCAGAAGCCCGACGAGTACGCAATGATGATGTCGCTATTCACTAAGAATTGCGTTAAGAAAGTTGTTAGCGATTTCAAGATGATGGGCAATGCTGCCTTTCAAGTTATCTACAACCAAGACCATTCAAAGGTCGTAAAGATTGAGCATATCCCCGTTGAGACCCTGCGTGCTGAAAAATGCAACGAGGAAGGTTTTATCCCTGCTTATTACTACGCAAAGAACTGGGATAGGGTAGCACAACGTAAAGAGGTTCCGGTACGCATTGATGCTTACGGAATGTCAAAGTCGGGTATTGAAATTCTTTATATCAAGCCCTACAAAGCAGGATACTATTATTACGCCCCAACAGACTACCAAGGTTCCCTGCCTTACGCTGAGCTGGAGGAAGAAGTAGCCAATTACCATATCAGCAACATTAAGAACGGGCTGGCTCCGTCTATGCTGATTAACTTTAATAACGGAACCCCTACCGAGGACGAGCAAACCTTAATTGAGGCACGTATTGCGGATAAGTTTTCTGGTAGCTCGAATGCTGGCCGTTTTATCTTGGCTTTCAACGACAACAAGGAACTTGCGGCAACAATCGAACCCGTACAATTATCCGACGCAAGCGAGCAATATCAGTTCCTTTCCTCGGAGTGTACGCAAAAGATTATGGTTGGCCACCGGGTGACGTCCCCGATGCTTTTAGGCATTAAGGATAGCAGCGGACTGGGTAATAACGCCGACGAGTTAAAGACGGCTTCTATCTTGTTCGATAACGTGGTTATTAGACCATTACAGGAGATTATTCTCGATGCAATAGACCAAGTGCTATCTTTTAACGGGGCGGCCTTAAACATCTATTTTAAGACGTTACAGCCGTTGGAGTTTAAGGAGGAAATTGTTGCACCTTCCGAGGTGGTGGAAGAATCTACCGGGGTAGAGGATAGCGGTATCGCAATGTCTGCCGACGTTAGCGACGAAGTTCTAAACGAAATGTTTGAAACGCTAAACGGTTTCGGCGAAGACGAGGACTTGGATAACTGGGAATTAGTAGACGAGCGTGCCGTTGACTATGAGCAGGAGGAGTATTTAGATTCTATTCTGCAATTTGCAAAGACCGGGGAGGCGTTCCCAAACGCTAAGAGTGAGCAAGACGGCGAAACCAAAGACGGACGCAAGTACAAGATTCGTTATTCCTACGCTCCCGGAAGCACTAAGGCCAATAGCCGCCAATTCTGTAAGCTGATGGTAAACGCAAAGAAGGTCTACCGCAAGGAGGATATTCTACGGATGCGTAAGCAGGAGGTTAACGCTGGATTCGGGCCTAACGGAGCGTCAACATACGATATTTGGTTATACAAAGGAGGCGCACGGTGCCATCACTTCTGGATGCGTAAGACCTACCTGGCAAAGGTGGAGGGCGTAACTCCAGACGCTAAAAACCCGAATGCCGACGTATCGGTAAACCAAGCACGTAAGGCAGGCGTAAAGCCAGAGACGAACAACGAAAAGGTTGCAAAGCGTCCCGTGGATATGCCCAATGAAGGATTCTTAAAACCTCGTAAATAATGGCCACGGCTCTTTTTATCAAGCGTGAGGATATTGTACGCAATACGGTTATTTCCGGCAACGTCGATACGGATAAATTTATCCAATTTATTAAAATTGCCCAAGAAATTCACGTCCAGAATTACACGGGTACAAAGTTGTACGATAAGATTTCCTCGGATATTATCGCTAACACGCTTGCGGGTAATTACCTATCCCTTGTAACTGACTATATCCAGCCAATGCTTATTCACTTTGCAATGGTGGAATACTTGCCGTTTGCCGCTTACACGGTTGCTAACGGGGGTGTGTACAAGCATACGAGCGAGAACGCAACAAACGTAGATAAAATCGAAATTGATTATTTAGTAGAAAAGGAACGCACGATAGCGAAATACTACACCGAGCGTTTTATCGACTATATGTCTTTTAACCAATCTTTATTCCCGGAGTACAATGCCAACGTCAACGAAGACATCTATCCAGACCGAGATTCCCGCCCGGCCTCGTGGGTTCTATAAAGTAAAAACCGAGAATCTAATTAAATTAAAAAAGTACCTGGAAAATGGCAAATAGCATCGGTTGGGGTAATATCTACTGCTCTACAAATTGGGGAGACGAGGACTACAATACACGGGCAATAGGTGACGTACCTACTTGCTTCAATAATGCTTACACGTATGCGGATGCGTATGTTGCTCGTGTAGCCGCCGATAGCGGAACCACCGAAGGATATGAGTGTTTGGTAAATGCAATTGACGCCTTAAATTTTAACTGATGAGTTCATTCTACGACGATAGTTCTCTGGTAGTAATTCCCAGCGGATACAAGACAAGCAAGGTATATGCCGAGAAGCCAACAGACGGCAGCGGGGATTTAGCGTTCACCCGTACAGGGGATACGGCTACTCGTGTAAATTCTGCGGGGCTTATTGAGAAGGTGCGGACTAACTTGGTTTTGCAAAGCCAAACCTTTGATAATGCAAGTTGGGGAAAAATTGGCTCTACCATAACGGCAAATGCCACCGCAGCACCCGATGGAACAGCAACCGCAGATAGTAACATTGAAAGCGCAGCCCTTGCCGAACACGGAGTATCGCAAGTTTTAGCCATTTCATCTGGACTAAACACTATTAGTATATCAGTTAAAGCAAATAGCAGAACTCGCTGCCGCATCGGTTTTGCAAACTCAAGCTATGGAAGTATGACTGCTGCGCAGCTTTTTGCATATTTTGATGTTTCAACTGGCACCGTTGTGCAAAACATTAGCGGAGGCTTTTCAACTATTGTAGACGAAGGCAATGGTTGGTATAGGTGTTCTGTTTCTCAAAATTTAGTTGCTGGCGATGCTGCTGGAGCAGTTCAATTACTATTTATAGATTCGGGAATTAATACCTACTATACTGGTAACGGGACAAGCGGACTATTTTTATGGGGAGGTCAACTCGAAGTAGGCGACATCGCAACAGACTACATACCCACCACCACCGCAGCGGTAAGTGTTGGCCCAGTTGCTAACGTACCCCGCCTGGACTATTTAGGTAGTTCTTGTCCTCGTTTGTTGCTGGAACCTCAGCGCCAAAATTTGGTCACGTTCTCGGAGTCGTTTGACAATGCTGCGTGGACAAAGACAAACACCACGATTACTGCAAATACTGCAATTAGCCCCGATGGATATCAAAATGCCGATAGGGCACAACTTGCTGCTGGCGCATTGTTATTTCAAAGCGGTTTGGGTTCTGCTGGTTCAAACACATTAAGCGTTTACGCAAAAGCGACAAGCGGAACAAGTGCAAAATTTAGATTCTTTGCCAATGGCGCTACCTTATTATCAAGCGACCAAACCGCTACGGGCGAATGGCAACGCTTTACTTTTACCTTTACTTTTTCTGCGGTAACGGCTGGAATTTCAGTTGCCACTACGGGAGCAGATGACGTTTTGTTTTACGGATTTCAGCACGAAATTGGTGCCTACGCCACCTCGTACATTCCAACCCTTTCAGCATCCGCAACCCGTGGGGCAGACGCAGCAAGTAAGACGGGCATCAGCTCGCTAATTGGGCAGACGGAGGGGACTTTGTTTTTGGACTTTGACTTTGTTTCTGGAGTTAACGCCAATTATGGAATCATATACCAAGCAGCATTTACCACCTATATCTACATAAACCAACAAACAACTGGCTCAATTACTGGACAAGTACAAGGTGTGGGCGGTTTTGCTTTTACTGTTGCAAAGCCAAACGGACGCTACAAATGTGCGCTTGCTTACAAGTCGGGAAATTCTGCGTTTTTTGTTAATGGCGTACAAGTTGGAACTACCAACACTACAACCTTTACGCCAACTACTATTGATATTTTTAGCCTTCAGGTAGGTACCGAAACCAACACTAATAACCAAGCCCTACTATTTAAGACCCGTCTAACCAACGCCGAGATGCAGGAGTTGACTACTTTGTGATATGGCAATAGTGTACCTACATAGGAAACCCGTGGATGGTTCTATTTTTTATGTCGGAATCGGCAATAATAAAAAAAGGGCTTATCACTGCACTGGCAGAAATGCACACTGGACAAATGCCTATAACAAGTATGGGCGTAATGTTCAGATTGTTGCTTCTGATATTTCAAGAGAAGATGCTTGTGAGTTAGAGCAGTTCTTAATTCAAGAAATAGGGATTGAAAATCTTTGCAACAAAACTTTGGGCGGCGATGGGTTTATATCCACACACACCGACGAATCAAGAGCAAGGATGAGCGAAGCTCAAAAGGGCAAATGGCTTGGCAAGAAACGAAGCGAACACTTTTGCCAAAGGGTTAAAGAATCAAAAGTTGGATATAGGCCAACTGATGAAGCAATATTGAATGGTGTTAAGTCAAGAAAAGATAAAGCTATTTTAATCAAGGAACTTACAACTGGCTTTATTGGTAAGATTTGGGAGGTGGCAGAACGCTTTGATGTTCAGAAACAAGCAGTATATGCAAACTATAAACACGACAAACCCATAACAAAGTTCAAGTGGGAGGGTCTTAATTTTGTAAAACTATGATATTCCGTAAATACCAATTTGCTGACTGGGCAACAGCCAAAGCAGCAATACAAGTAGAAGTAACAACACCCGAAGGAACAGAACTAACCTGGAACCAAGACCTCGTTTCCTGCGTAGTAGAAATCGGCCACCTATGTACGCAATGGGGAACCAATGCGGAAGGTATGCCCGTATGCGAAGTAACCGACCCGTTATATGCCGTAGATATTGTTTGGCAGGATACGGCTCTTGCCGCTTACGATGCTGCGTTGGTATGGCCTAACCCAGTAGGAGTAAACTCTTTTGGGTACACCTTGGATACCGAATACGCCCAAGCGTTTTGCGTAGCGAATCCCGAATACTGCCAACCACCATTCGAAATATGAAACACGATAGTACAAGCGCAGTAGCGACGTCTTGGAGTTTAGCGGTAGGTGGATTAACAATAGCCGAGGTACACCAGATAGCAGGGATGGTAGTAATGCTGACCTCGTTTGTGTACACGTTATGGCGTTGGAATCGGGATATTAAGAATGATAAATAGAATCTTCCGTAATCCAAAAACAACCGTTATCGGCCTTATCTTAATTTCATTCGGGGGTATCCTCGTTTGGTTTGAGAAAGCGTCGCTAACGGAGTTTAGTGCGTTTATTATGGGTGGGTTTGCGTTAATGATGAGCAAAGATGGCGAAGCAACAAGAGACAACAAAAATCAAGAAGTCCAAAAGAAAACTCGGACGGCACACAAAAAGCCAGAACAAAAGGGTGACGAGTAAACCGTATCGAGGCCAAGGGCGGTAATTCGGAAAATGTCAGAATTATCCACCATTAACTTGCACTTTGGTAGTTAATGATGCTTAAAAGGGACAAAATGACTACAAATAGTGCGTTTTATTACACGTTATGAAACTATCTGAAAACTTTACACTTGCCGAACTTACGGATACGGATACCGGATTGCCTAATAATCCAAGCCAAGACGAAATCCGCAATCTAAAACTATTGGTGCAGAAAGTCCTGCAACCGGTACGGGATAAGTTCGGAGTAATAAACGTAACGAGTGGATTCCGTTCACCAGGGGTAAACTCGGCTGTTGGCGGTAGCGCAACAAGCGACCACGTACACGGTAGAGCTGCGGATATTCAATGCGAGGATATGGCTGCTGTATTTAATTACATACGCAAAAAGCTGCCGTTTAAGCAACTCATTTGGGAGTTTGGTACCGATGCACAACCAAAGTGGATTCACGTTGCCTACGACGTTAATAACAACAAATCAGAAGTATTAAAAGCAATCAAGAAAGGTGGAAAAACAAAATACGTCCAATTTTAACGACTGGCTCAATGAACTCGAAGAACTACCCACACCCCCTACTTGCTCTATTGATAATCCTGATTGCGAGTCTTGCTCTGGGTAGTTGTAGTGCAGAATGGCATTTGCGCAAAGCCGTAAAGAAAGGTGCTAATGTTTGGCAAACGAGGTGGGATACCACAATTGTAACCAAGGAACGTAACTTATGGGATACGCTCACGCTTAACAATGTTGATACCGTGGTTGTCCAAAAGGACAACATTCGCATTAAACTTGTTAAGAACTTTGATACAATCCGATTGCAAGCGACGTGCTTGCCGGATACGGTGCAAGTAACCAAGTACATTAACACCAAAATTACAACAAGAGCAAAAGGTGATTGGGGGAAATACCTGATGCTGTTTGCAGTTGGTATGCTGCTCGTAGTCCTAATAAGGCGATAGAGGTACTTTTCCTGCGTTCTAACGCATTATCTATCTAAATTGGATAGATTGTATACCTTGACTAATAAAATGCGTCTAAATGCAGATTTTATTTTATTTTTAATTTTACTACTTAACTAAGTTAGTTAGTTAACTTGATAGTTAGTTAGTTATTTAAGTTATATAGTTAGTTAGTTAACTTAACTAAGTTGTAAAAAATAAGCATTGGGCGCATACGCCCGACAAATGTTAATAACTTTTTAGTTATCTACATTGGTTAGACCTATCGTTTTCTTTTTTAGGTTTGCAATATGGCAACAGAACGAAACGACCGACGCAAGAAATATCTTGCAATGGAATTAAAACAAATTCCTAATGACTATACCAACTCCTTCCTTAACCACTTTGGATTCTGCGACTACCCAAGAAGCGAAAACGAATCCTCAGCCCTCAGAAAATACAACACTTGGGAGCAAGGAAGGAAAAACTTTAATAAATGAGCATCAAGGATTCCACCAAGTATTTATCTATTGGGACGAGCGTCCCTGATTACTACATAGGCAAGTTCAAGGGAATAGAGGCGTTTGACGTGGTGCAGGACTTTGCCCACGATAATTACAACCTCGGCGTAGCAATCGCCTACCTACTCCGTGCCGGAAAGAAAGACGGCAACCCTGCCGAGCAAGATATTACCAAAGCAATAATCCACCTACAACGTGAACTTAAACAGCTCAACGATTATGCCGTATTACACCAATCCCGAAGTAAAGAAGCAGATAGATTTGATTCTATCGGAGGTTGCGATTCTTTTCGCTAATTGTGATGCCAGAGGCCGTGCCTACGCCAAAGCCCAGGAGCAAACCCTCCTTAAAGAAGTCCACAAGCTCGACCCTGCCTTTGCAGCCCGCTGCGGATATAGAGATTAGTGTAACGCTATCTAAGGTTCCCTCCCTTAATCAGTTCTACGCCTCTAAGCATTGGATAGTTAGAAAGAAGGCCAAGGATAAATTTACCGAGGAGGTGCTTACCCAATTAGCAGCATACGATAAAACCCGATTCCAAACCATTACAGCTACTCTACGCCATAACTACGGATATGATAACGATAACTGTATTATGGCTATTAAGTTTGCCCTGGACGCATTACGCAAGTGGGGAGGTATCCAAGACGATAATACTAACTTTGTAACTAAGGTTACTATTAGCCGAGACCACGAAATAGAAAAACACACCGGGCAAGTAATTTTTTTTGGTAAAGGTGTTGTATGTTAATTTTTTTGCGTATGTTTGCCTTGTGTAACACCTAAAACTAATCCAATGGAACACACAACACGGACAAACTGGTCACAAGAATCCGCTCAACAGATGGTTGAGTTCTTACAGCATCGAGTCGAGGCGATGGCATCTAAGATGGAATTCCTCGAAGCAGAAAACGAAGTATTAAAAAGAACCCTATTAAACGAATTACACAATGCCTAAAATTACAAGCATCACCCCCAACGGCCAATGGCAAGAGTTCTACAAATTAGAGTTGCGTTTTGATAACGGAGACTTTGGAACCGCATTTGCCAAGAGCGAGACCCCTTCCTACAAAGTAGGCGATGAGGTTGAGTACACCAAGAATGAGAAAGGTACCGTTAAGATTCAACGTGGAGACCGCCCAGCTTGGACACCCTCAACACCAAAGGCAAACGATGACCGTTCGGCGTCTATCATTCGCCAGGTGGCGTTGAAGTCGGCTGTTGAAATGTCCGCAGCTTATGTTGCCCAAGGGTCAACAATCCCAGTTGAGAAAATCTTTGAGTTAGCAGAGAAGTTTAACGCTTGGATGTCTGGCACCCACGGAGCCACGCACCAAGAACACTTTGCAGCTCGTGTAGAAGAATCCAGTCCGTTTTAGGTGTTTCAGTAGCGACTGGTTGACAGCCCGGAAAGACGGGCAATTTAGTCGGGTGGCGCAATGGTAAACGCATCAAATTAGGTTACTGCATAAAATACTTACTAATTTGATTATTCACGGCAGCGGATAGTACCCGAGTATTGTAGGTTCGATTCCTACCCCGACTACAAAGACCCCTCTCCGGAGGGGCTTTTTTTTGCCCAATGTTTTTTTGTATTGATTTTTTGTTTACGTTTGCCCTATGAAACACCCTGACCTAATTTCTAACGATAAAGTATTGCCGTTCTTGGAAAGAGCAAGAGGCGGAAAATACTACGATACCGGTAAGCTCGGCCACCCGGTAATTGATGAGTTCCTTCGTTTCAAAGACGGGGAGTTTGTTGTTGTAACTGGCCACGCCAACGTAGGTAAGACGCACACGCTTATCTATTTGATGCTTATGCAAACAATGAATTACGATAAGAAGTGGCTTGTGTATTCCTCAGAGAACGAGGTACACTCCCTTAAGCGTAAGTTAATCGAGTTCCTTTCCTGCGAGCCAATTCAAAACGTAACGGAGGCCAAGATGTATCGCCACCTTGATTACATTGATGAGCATTTTCGTTTTATAGACAGCAACAATCTATACAATGCATTTGACCTACTTCGCATTATGGAGGAAATTCACGAGGAATGGCAGTACACCGGATGCCTAATTGACCCTTACAACTCCCTTGTAACCGACCAAAGAAAACTTGGAAAGTCAGGTATGCACGAATACCATTACGAGGTAGCGTCTGCGGTGCGAATCTTCGCCCATAAGAACTCAGTTACAACGATTGTAAATACACATCCGGTAACCGAAGCAATGCGTAGAACGCATCCTAACGGCCACGCTTACGCTGGGCTTCCAACCCCACCAATGACCTCCGATATTGAGGGTGGTGGTAAGTGGGGCAACCGTGCTGATTCGGTAGTAATCATTCACCGGTACGCCCAACACTTAACCGACTGGGTTTTTACTGAAATCCATTGCCGTAAAACAAAAGAGATGGAGACCGGGGGAAGACCTACGCCTTTGTCAGACCCTATCCGCATCCGTTCAATGAAGGGCAATGTCGGGTTTACCCACAATAACCTTAACTTGCTCGATGTTCAAGCACCTATTCAAACAATAATTTATTCTGATGACCCATTTTAGTCAAGATTCCTGGGAGATTTATGTACGTGACCGCATCCTCCAGATTAGCGACGTAACACGGTGGTTAAATGAAATGGCCTTGGCTAACCCGAACCAACCGCATATCGTTGATAATATGTTATCCGTTTGGCGTGCAACGCAGATGCTGGACGAAATGGTAAATATGAAACGGCACCTTGATAAACGGATAGGCGAAGCCCGGATGGAGAACGCCCGCTTGCTTATCCAAAATCGAGAACGATTAATTGAAATTGATGCCCTTAAAAAAGAGCTTTTACAAATCAAAGAAAACCTTACGTTATGATACCAATTCCTTTTTCACCAAACGAGGTGTTTGCAATCAACGGAAAGAAATTTTTAGTTTTGGATTATTGGAGACCCGTAAGCTGGAGCCAGTGGAGTGCGTGGTATTTAATTGAGGACGAAGGTGGCAGGAATTACGAGGTTCCCTACTTCCATATCCTTATCCAAAAACAAAGAGGCAACGCTCAATATATCGGCACCCGATGACTTACAAAAAATTCTGCCAGAATATCGGTTACACCGACAAAGGCACACGGGATTGGAATAACGTCAAAGTCCGAGCAGCATACGTTAAGGCGTTCCGCCCTTTCTTTACCCTATCCCAACTGGGGCATCAAATGGGTAAAACGCACGCAACGATTATCCATTACGAAAAGCTTAAATTCCCAAGGGATAAATTCTACGAATCAGCACTCGAAATAGCATTAAACTTACGAGGCGAGCTTCCAGAACCGGAGGAAACAGAAGAAGACCGAATGGTTACAAGCGTTATGAATTACGATTATTTGCTTGAGCAGAATGCTAAACTCGCCACCCAAGTAAAGGAACTTGAAGCGAAGTTGGCAACGCTTAAAGAGTTCGTAAATGGGGTTTAGTATGAATTTTTACCCGTTGTACGGGTTTCTGCTGGGAGCTAATTGGAGTAAGACCGAGTTTGACGATTGCGACGTACATACGTTGGAGATTTGCCTCGGCCTTATATTAGTCGAAGTTTTATGGGAATCCTACCCCGATTAGCAAAGCGGCACGACGATTGGCTGCGTATGGCAAAGTCCTTCGGTCTTGACCGGGACGATGCTCACGACCTTGTGCAGGATATGTACCTACGGTTGCATCAATACGTTGACAACCCAGAGAAACTTGAATACGGAGACGACGACGTTAACACGTTTTTCGTTTACATTACCCTGCGGAATATGTACCTCCGTGAGATGACCAACCGAGCAAGAATCAAATTCGTATCAATAGAAGAGTTTGACGATAAGGAGGAAATTTACAATATAGAATCCGACCAAGCATTAACCGTACTTCTGGAAGCTGTTAAAGACGAGGTATCTAAATGGGATTGGTACGATAACAAATTATTTACTATTTACCACGACGGAGACGTATCGCTCCGCAAGTTATCCGAGGCAACAAAGATTTCTTTAAGGTCTATTTACAATACGTTAAAAAATGGAAGAGACAAAATCAAAGCCAGCTGCGACAACGAGTACCAAACGTGGGCGGAAGCCAAAGGGGTTAGGGGATAGAATCGAGCAGATAACCCAAGCCACCGGAATCAAGGCGGTAGTCGATTGGTTTGCAGAAGCAACCGGAGTAGACTGCGGCTGCGAAGCACGCAAGGAAAAGTTAAACCGATTATTCCCAAGCAAGAATCCTAAATGCCTGGAGGAGCCGGAATACAAATGGCTGGATAATTTCTACAAAGAATACAGAAGCACCTTGTCCAGCGACCAGAGCAAGGAAATAGCAACAATCCACGCAAGAGTATTTAACCACCAATACCACGTTCCCTGCGGATGCAACCCAAAACTATGGAAGCAATGGGTAGAGGAGTTACGCTCGGTTTATACTGCCTATGAGGGAGAAGGAACTATTTGAGTTCCTTAAAACGAACTACTTGCCCGACTTGACTATGAGCGAGGAGGCGTATTCGCATTGGGATTGTTTTTCGGCACAGTACGCCTTTGAAATTGAGTTGAAATGCCGAACAACGCACTACGACGAATTGCTGATTGAAAAGTTAAAGTACGATGCCTTAATGGCAAGGGCTGCAAAATACCAAACAAACCCGATTTATATTAACTCAACCCCAAAAGGGATATGGGTATTCCGGATAGCAGGAATCCCGATGGAATGGGGAATAAAGAAACTTCCAGCAACAACCGAGTTCGGTAGACGTAACTGGGTAGACAAGGAGGTTGCATTCATACATATAAAGGATGGTAAAGAGTTGGGGCTACGGCCCTAATTTTTTTTTTAGTAATGTTTGGTGTATTGTTTTTTTTTATATGTTTGTCGAAACAAAACACCTAAAACAATGAATCAGAAACTCCAAGACCTCATTATTAACGTAACCGTTCCGCTTGCGTGGATGGCTATTGTTACGGCATTCTTATTTTGTGCAATCCTGCTTCCGCAGATTTTTATCTATGCGGTATGCAAGTAACATACATTGACCTATTGGAAACTGCGGCTGACCAGAACGTAGGCCCAGAGGATAACTTTGATACGGTAATTGCTTTCCACGAAGCGTTTGCTGCTTGGGCGGGGTTCAAGAACGTAGACGAGTTCTACGACTGGCGTTTAGAGCTGGACGGCGCATACGAGCAAGGCCCCGACGGGCTTGCTTATTACGGTGGGTTTATCCAAGAGCCAAGAGAAATAGACTTCCCAGAGGAGTTTACTATTGCTCCTTTGTACTTACTTGCGGAAGCCCATTGCGAATACCTTGCGTGGTAAATTTTAACTATCTAAACTTTTAATTATGACAATAGTAGAATATATGCGCTTGCTTATCAAGCAGTACGGTAGCGACATTCCGCAGGAGGAAATGGACAAGGCAATCAACTACGAATCGATGCTTCTGGATACTTCCTTTAACAAGGGCAGTATGGCAGCACACGATAAAATCAGAAAGATGCTATGAAAATTATTGAACTATTGGACGGTAGCACCTGGGATAGGGATACCATCTTAGAAAAGATGAAGGATGATTCGTTTTACTACGGGCATCTTGCAAAACACGCATTATCCTCGTCAGCTTGTAAGCTGCTTCTTTCCTCACCCAAAACGTACCACTACGTTACAAAGTACGGGCAGGAGGATTCCGATGCGTTCACCGTGGGGCGATTGGTTCACCTTATGGCCTTGGAACCTCACTTGGTAGAGGAGTACGACATTATCGACGTACAGAGCAAGAATACCAATATATGGAAGGATGCAAAAGCAAGAGGCGGCCAAATCATTACCAAAAAGGAATACAACGAAGCCAGAAGGATTGCCGATGCCTTACTACGCAACGAACACGTCCTTGGCTACATTCAAGGTTGCGAGTTTGAAGTTCCAGCGGTTGGTGTTATTGAGGGATTGCCCTTCCGTGCAAAGGCGGATATTTTAGGTAACAACTTTATTGCCGACCTTAAAACCACTACCGACCTCCGTGCGTTTCCTTACAGCGCCAAGAAATACGGATACGACCTCCAGGCGTTTATCTACACCCGCTTGTTCGGAGTGCCGATTGATAAGTTTATATTTATTGCCGTAGACAAAGCATCTTTGGACGTTGGTATTTATACCATATCCCCGGAGTTTGTTGCTGAGGGTGAGCGCAAAGCGCACGAGGCGATTAAACTGTACAAAGAGTTCTTTATGGGAAAAGACAACCCGGAGCTTGACAACTATACCATTATCGGTCAACTTTAACCCTTACAAAATGAAAATAGACCACATCGCACACTTTTGGGCAGGAATGGCAATCCTTGCCGTTACGGGTAGCTGGCCGATTCTTATTGCAGCAGCATTCGGCAGAGAATTAAAAGGAATCCTACTCGACGGCCGCAGGGATTACAACGATAGCGTTTGGGACGTTGTGTACACTTTAGTTGGCGGAGTAGCTGCAATGGTAGGTAAATTATTCTTTACCTTATGAAAGCGGTATTGGAGTTCACACTCCCCGACGAGGAGGTTGAGTTTATGGAAGCCGTCAACGGAGGGATGTTTAAGCACGTCCTTTGGCAGTTAGACCAAAAGTTGCGCTCTAACTTAAAGTACGGAGAGCTGCCGCCAGACGAATACAAATGCTACGAAACGATACGCAAAGATTTGCATTCGCTACTTAACGCAAATAATCTTACCATAGAATGAAAACCCAAATCCAAGAGCTGATTGCCCTTTACAGGATGCTGGACGAAATCACTCAAATAATCGAATCGGAGAATAGCGGTTTATCAGCAGAGCAGCGATTGAGTGAGATTGAAGTAACAATAAAAAAACTATTTCAAAACATTTAAGACCAAATAGAAATGGATGCAAAAGTATTAGACGTTTGTTGCGGCCCAAAGGGAATGTGGTTTAACAAGCACGATAAAAGAGTATTGTATCTTGACAGAAGAAATGAGGAGTATGACATCGCCCCAAATGCGGCATACCCGAATGGGTGCGTGCTAAAAATAAGTCCTGATATCGTTGGTGACTTTACAGATATAAAACAAGCAGACAACTCGTTTTGGCATATTGTTTTTGACCCGCCCCATATTCCGCAAAAGAATCCAAATGCGTTATTGACTAAACAATACGGCTCTCTTTCAGGTGAATGGAAAGATATGTTGAGAAAGGGATTTCAAGAGTGCTTTAGAGTTTTGAAACCAAATGGTACGCTTATTTTTAAATGGAACGAATGTAGGGTTCCTGTAAAAGAGATATTAAAGTTGACCCAACATAAGCCATTGTATGGCCATAAATCAGGAATTAAGATGCAAACGCATTGGATTGCATTTATAAAAGATTAAACACCAAAGAGAAATGACGCCAGTTGAAGAATTATTCCGTTTGCTTTGGGACACGCCCAAGGATAAGTTCACTTGGTTTACTATTCGTAAACAAATTATGGAGAAAGAGAAAGAGGTTATTGTTAATGCTTATATAGATGGCTTGGGCATTGAACCGTATGAGGTCTATTCCAAGCAACAAGCGGAACAATACTACAACGAAAAATTTAACAACGAAAAGTTCTAAAATGAAAGAACAATTTATGCGGATAGCAATGGCTCGCTTAAAGTCCATCTATCCTTTTAAGCCACAACGCAGAGCAGTAGCAGCAAAGATGTGGGTTAAGTTCTTGGAACGGCAATGAAGAACCATACAAAGGTTTACCTAAAAGCAATGGGGTTGTCCGCTGTGGAATTTATCCCTTGCGAGGTTTGCAATCGTAGAGCTGTTGACATTCACCATATCGAACCCCGTGGTATGGGAGGTAGTAAACTTATGGACACTCCAGAGAACTTAATGGCGTTGTGCCGGGAGTGCCACCACGAAGCCGACTTTGGTGTTGAACTATCCAAGGACTTCTTAAAAGCTGTACACCTAAAAAAGCTAAACAAATGATTCATATCATTACGCCCTGCTCACGCCCGGAGAATCTTTCAACAATCAAGCAAACCATTCCAGAGGATTGCAGTTGGACGGTAGTCGTTGACGAGAAAGCAACAGGCGATTTCCCAAACGGAATTACCTACCTACGTCCTAACGTATCCGGTAGTTGGGGGCATCCACTACGGAATGTCGGTATGGAGTTTATATTGGCGTTAAAGGCCAAAAGAGGCGATTACATATACTTTCTCGACGATGATAACATAATTCACCCGGATTGGTACGAGGCCGTTAAAAACGAGTTTTACCCAGTTATCACCTGGGGGCAAGTATTTAAGAATGGCCACCCAAGATTACACCCGACTAAAGAGCCAAGAGTAGGCACAATCGATACCGCCTCGTTTATGGTTCGTTGCGATGCTATTGGTGAAGTAAGATTCGGAAACGAATACGAAGCAGATGGATTGTTCGCTCAACAAATGGCTAAGTGGAATGTAAACACGCTCGATGCCTACCTTTGTTACTATAACTATTTGAAATGAAAGTCCTTTGCATTGGTGACCCGGATTCCGGGGTGGTGTACCACCGGATTTACAAGCCCTTCACTCTACTCAAGGAGAAAGGGCTTTTAGATTTTCAGATAATTAACTATAGACATCCAATTCCTGAGGGCGATTGGGAAGGAGTTACTCACGTTATCTTTTCCCGTGCGCTGCCGTTTACCGGAGAATCTTTTTCTAACTTCTTTGCTATCTGTAAAGCGCTGGGCAAGAAGGTTATCATTGATAACGACGATTGGTGGCACCTGGCATTAGACCACCCCTCAAAAGCAACATACGATAAAATAAACTTATCAGGAAGGATAGTAAACTCTATGTACTTTGCGGATGAGGTTTGGACAACCCAAAAGTATTTAGCAGATAAAATCAAGAAGGTAAATAGAAACGTACATATTATCCCAAACGGATTAGACCCTTCCGACCCGCAATGGCAAATTACCCGCCAGGAAGCAGACGAAGTACGGTTCGGTTACGTCGCCGGCATATCCCACCTTCCAGACCTTTTGCAAAATAAGATAGACCTTTCCCCTTACGAATCCTACGTTGCTGACCTTGGTGGATACCCACAAGCTGCAAAAGCAAGATTCGCATTAGAAACAAAATCCCCAGAGGAATACGGACAACTTTACCAAATGTTTGATGTTGCATTGGCTCCGTTATTGCCAAGTGAGTTTAACCGCTGCAAATCA